GCGATCTTAACACCTGCCATACACAATGTAACCTGGTCAGCTCGAATAGGTGTTTTTAAAATTACACTCCATATCTTTGCAATATCATCGTGGTTTTTATCAAACTCTCCGTAGATACTTTTTCTTTCACCACTAACCAGGAGATCAGCTTGTTCAAGAACTTCTGTTACTTGATTGTATAAATCCATTATAAATCTTGTTCTCTCTTATCTAACATTTGTAAGCCAATATATTTGTTACCACTTTGACTTTCATTTTTATAACCTTGTAATTTTATTGTTTCTCCTTGTTTAACATCACGAGAAACTCTTATAGATCCGTAATAATGATGCTTTGCATCAGCATCTTTATTTGGCATTATATTTCCTTTACCTTCTTTTAGTTCAAATTTTTCACTCATATATCCCATCCATCGTCTATAGGTTTATTTCTAGTTAATAATGCTCGTTTGTTTTCGTAAATCTTTTTAAGCTGTTCATTACTTTCAATTGGTATTTCATCTTTTGTATAAACACTTCCAAGTTGACCAAGATGTTTTACACCATCAAGTGCAGCACTAATTCTTGCAAATTCACTTTCAGATACATCAGGAGAAAAATCATCTTCATAATCTTTTATAGGAGGAATATGTTTCTTATCTTTCTCCTGTGTATCACTCGCATCGTTATTGTTTAACTCATCAATAGCTTTTCCATTGTGAGCTGCTATTTGCATCTCATCAGCAGATGCAAATTCTCCTCCATCTAATCCTGCTCTAGCCAAACAAATACCAAGAGAGCTTGTCATTGCATTTTCTGTTGCACTTGTTTTATTAACAGGTGATGAATTCCTTATTTCTTCAGCAATACCAACAGCAATCATATTTTTTTTAATCCATAATTCTGTTGTTGCTACTACTGATCCTGCAAAAATCATTTTATCATTATGAAAAATGGGATCACGAAATTCTACTCGTGATATATAACTTGCGTCAGTTCCAAAATATTTTCTAAAAATTTGATTTCTTGTATTAACTGTTGCATACCATTTTTTGTGAATTGGTACTTTAAATTCTTTTGTATTAGGAATGTTTCTTAATTCATCAATTGCTTCTTTTAATTTAATATTATCGGCAGTTTCAGTAGCCATATAACTCCTTTGCTTCGTTTAAATATTTATCTCCGATGTTCCACCAAAATTTCAGATTGCCATATTCATAAAAATTTGGCTCAATAACTTCAAATGGGTTTTTAAGTTTTGCAACTTCTTGTTTCTTCATACAATTAACAACTAATTCATTTAATGCTGCTTTATGATCTCTTTCACGAATATCATAAACTTTGTATTCTTTGGGTGTTGCCTGGACTATAAAGGTTGGTATTTTCGTTGCATGGTAATACATTGCTGATTGTTGCAAATGATTTTCTTCTGGCTCATCTTTTAATTTTGGAAAAGAAAAACTATGTGTACCATCTTTTTTTTCAGCTCCTCTTTTGCTCCATTTTGTTTTTAATTCTACAAGAGCTGTTGGAGTTTGAATGTCTGTTCTTCCTATAATTGGAATAACTAATCGTGGATCTTCGTAACTAACATAATATTCAAAAACTATTTTTGTTCTTTTATCATCCCATTTAATGCCAACATCTTTTAAACCTAAAAATACTTGTTTAATGGCTTCATTAATAAATTCTTTATCGTTCTTCCATTGCATTTCATCTTTTTCATCGTTCCATTCTTTGTAACCATCATAATGAAATATTGGTCTTACTTTTCCTGATATATCGGCAGCCACACTATCTCCTGCAAGAACTCCACAACGCATTTTAGAACTACCCTTCATCTTTCTTCTTTTCTCTTGGTTGCAATGAAGGTATTTGTAAATCCATACATCGAGAGGAGTAGTAGCTTGTGTTGGAGAAAAATGGTCTAATCCACGATCTAGGAAGTAATTAGGTATTATCTTTGCATCATTAGGAATACTAATTACGTTGGAATTACTACTCATGGTAGGTAGAAATATCCTATAAAATCTTATTAAAAAAGCATAAATCTACACAGTAAGTAGAAATATCCGTAGTTTGTATGTAGTTTCTTGTGAAAAAAGTGAATAAAACTTGTGAGTAAACTAATTATTGTATTTCAACAGGCAGATCATTAAGATTATAAGCAGCTATTAATCTTGCATATCTTTTTAATTCTAAAGTTCTTGGTTGACCTTCATAAAAATTTCTACAAATAAATTCTTTATCATTTTTTCTTGTTATTGTACCGCCACCAATCATTTGATCATCTTTTGATTGATATAAACCAAGTGCTTGATCTTTAATTCTTGTTGAATTATTCCACTCATCATAGAAATTTATCATATTATAATAATGACCTTTTGGATCATTTTTATCAATAATAATTATAGTTTTTTTATTTATCCACCATTTAGGAGCTGCGTGGATACCTGAAAGTATAGGTCTTTCTTCATCATCGGCATACATTTTAATAGTATTTTCACTAATATATCCATTAACTTGTCTATCTAGCTTTGTAGCTACTAATTGATTAATATCAACTTCTAAATATTCTGCATATTTATATAAAATATCTAAACCAATATTATTTTGTTTCATGTGTCTGCTAACAGACCGATGATCAATACCTAAAAAATCAGCAGCTTCTTTTTGTGATTTGCCATTAATTTTTTCTCTTTTAAATAAAAGAGCTAAATTGTGCATTGTTTTGCCATTTGTGTAAATTGTCATATTATTTATCCAAAATTGTATCAATAGACATATATTATACAATTAAGTTACATAGAAGCATTATTATGACATAAATCTACCATTAGTGTAGATATGTGCGTATGGATTATCTTCATGCAACGAAGGAATTGGCTAAAAACTGTTACTACGTTGTTTGGAAAGATCCAACAGAAGGTGATGGCATTTGGAAAGAAGAATGGGATGGCAAATCATCTACTAACATAAATGTTGGTTGGATGGATGAAAACCCAAACGATAAAGGCGATTATGTTCTTTATTGCAGCAAAGATTTTAACCCAGAAATAAAAGAAAAAGGAACAGAGATTTATATTCCTAAAGGTTGCGTCATTGCTCGTTTTCAATGTGTTGTTGCAGATCAAGGAGAATATTTTGAAACAATCACAACAATTAGATAAAGATAATAAAGAACTAGCAAAGCAATATTTAGATAATAAAGCGTTGCACTATGCAAAGATTGTTGAAGAAACAAATAATTATTGGAAATCATATTACAAAGATTGCTTTATAGCTGCGGAGAGAGAATGCTTGTCGAAAAGTGGAAGCTCCTCTTAAAAGTAATTAATACAAAAAGTTTAACCAAAGCGGATGTCCAGGTTGCATCAGCGATATTAGAACATCATAATACTAAAACAAGGCAAACATATCCAACAAACAGAAGGTTAGTAAAAATAACTGGCTTATCACTACGACAAGTCCAACACTCCACAGCCAAACTTCACGAGCTAAAGCTTGTTTATAAGTTGTCAATTAAGGGGAAAAACCACTTCAAATTAACAGAAAAAGAATACTTAACCCATGCAGATATATTCGTTTCGAAGCCAAAAACTATGAACAAACCTGCACCTCCTACTAAACCTATTACTTATATAGATATAAATAATACTATTAAGAAGTTCGCAAAGAATTCTAATCCTCATTACAAGCAAGTAGTAAACAATGGATTAAGTTACCATCAAAACATGGAGAATAAATATGTCCGCATGATGGGTAAAAAATTATCGCAGCATCGTTACAATGAATGGTTAGAGCAAGTTGCTAATAAAGACACGAAACAACAAGCTCTTTCCTATGCAAAACACTTATGCGGATAACAGAACACGACTTAGATCAATTATATTATGATGCTTTTTTAACGGATCAACGAATGCCTAGTGCTACTCGTAAGCAAAAATTAACATTTTGGATGGAAATGAATAGAATAGATTGGTTAAATTATGGCGATAGTGAGTTAAAAATCAGCTTATCTCCTAGAAGTATATCTCGTTGGGAATTAGCATTGCAGCTCATACAATTAATAAATAACGAAGATGATCGCAAAATAATATGGTTAAGAGGTAAACGATTATCCTGGAGTAAAATCGGAAGATTAACAGCATTAGATCGTAGAAAAGTAAAAAATAAATACAGCGAATTATTAATGACGATTATTGCAAGAATAAAACAAAACTTTAAACTAAAAGAAAAAGAAAAAATATATCGCTTAATTGCTCCGAAGTACGAATAAAAAAAATATTTTTTTTTGTTGACAGTTTTGACAATTTTACTCTATTTTATTACTAGACTCGAAGAAGTTTCTTTTTTTTCCAAATTATTATGAATAAAGTTATTAAAGCACAAGGCAGACCGCCTAAGTTTAACCAATCAAGGAATGCAATAAAACGAATTCTTGAAGCACTTGCAACTGGTGAAAGCATAAGAAAAGCAATAGCAAAAGAAAATTTATCCTGGAATACGTTTCGTAAATGGATGAATGAAAAACCAGAATTAAGAGAACAATACGAACAAGCAAAATCAGATGGTATTCATTACACTTTGGATGCTGTAGAAGATCAATGTAAAAATATGATTGTTGATGCTAATAATAAAACAGCTAACCTTAACAGCATCAAAGCATTAGATATATTGGTACGTCATAAACAGTTTTTAGCATCAAAATTAAGTCCAAAAACTTTTGGCACAGACAAACAACAATTATCATTAACAAATAATAAAGGTGAAAAATTTTCTATTGAATGGAGTAAATAAAATGTTTGAAGAAGAATTATTAAACAATGATGCTTTTGTAACTTTTTATTTAATTACTAATCAAATAACAAACAAACCTGAATTAATAGCACATTTTACAAGCTTTGAGAGTGCAGGAGAAATAAAAGAATTTGTAAAACAGTTTGAATCAGAAAGAAGTATTACAACTAAACCAACAATACATTGATAGCCAGGAATTAATCCTGACTATCTAAAATATTTATAAAAGTTTATAAGTAAAATTATGATAATTTAAATAACCAATTATTGCATATAAAATTTTTGAATCTTCAAATTGTTCTTCAACAATTAAAACTTCTATATTATTAACAAATAAACAATAATCAGGTTTATCTATAAATGAA